GGACATTTCACCCCGTTACAGTGCGGGGGCTTAAGGTCTAAACGCGAGGCCGCGCGGTGAAACACGGTTCAAAACACTTGTGGCATTTCCCTAATATTAAGCGCAGCCAACTGATGATTGCCGGCGCACTATAAATTAGGCATGAAATGACTACGGACGCCTTTTCTCCCTCATCGATAAGGGGATTTGCCGTGAGTGTTTTGGTCTACGTTTCTGAACTATCGGGCATGTATCCACATGTACAGTGTATAGCGTGGGGATAACCAAGGTCTAACTAGCAGTACCTTGGACTTGCATCGGACTTAGTCCATTTGGCTCAATCGAGCGAGTGAAATACAGTCGCACGTTCACAAATTTGCATCTGGATAACACATCAAGATGCCTCTTACCCCAAAGCAGTTGGCCCAAGTGGCTAAGGCACCAGCGGCAAAGAAGCAGGCCATGCGCGATGCGTACAAAATGCAGAACGCACAGAGTGCTTCAAAGAAAGCACCAGGCCCCAACCCTAATGTGCCAAAGGCCCAGCAACCAAAGAGGAAACAGGAAGCACAGTCGGTTCCGAATTTCCTGGATCCTATGTGCCCCATTCCCGCACCGTCAATCACATCTGATGGTAAGGCACTTCCTCTTACTGGCCTCATTTCAACCGATTTTGTTGTCGGATCGGTCAATACCACAATTTTGCTCGTGACGAACACCGGAAGCTCAGGTACAGTGGGCTTTCTGGCGACCGTTGACCCTTCTGGTGGGCTGGTTGGGGGCGCCGACTTTTTGACGATTCCGACACTTGCAGCAGCCGATACTGCCGGTGGTGCCTCTGCATCGCGGGCGATGAAGTTTTCTGTGAGTGTCGTTAATTGCTCAAATGCCCTCAAGCGAGGCGGGAGAGTCACGTATTTGAATTCGTCTCAGAGGTTGCCTGCACGCACGTGTATCGCCGCCACTGATTTTTCAAATATTATTGCTGCGATCAAATCGTCGCCGTACCGTAGGCGCATTAATGGTGACGAGCTTGTCCATCCCAAGCACCTGATTGGGTTCCCAGTTGACAACGTGAGTTACACGAAGTTCGACGCCCATCATGGCACCTTGACGGCAAGCGAGTTCTTCGGTCACGTTCTTGGCGCCAGTGCGTGTGACGCACCACAACCCCGGCCCATGTCGGTTGTAGCCTTTATCTTTGACCCTGTTGTTGACGCACAGGATTACTCTGTCACTATTCGTGCCTCGTATTACACACGGTGGCCTTTGACAAGTGTGCCCGGACAAAGTATGCGCAACATCCCGACAGCCAGCGCCAACACTATTAATCAAGTTCACGATCACGCGGAGAACACTGGGAACGACCTTGCACACATTGTGGAGGGTGGCGTTCTTGCTACTGTTGCTCCACGCGCAGCGAACGTTGCTCGTGCGGCCGGACAGTCACTACTCGCGCGCGTGGGTGGAGCATTGCGCGGCGGTGTTGCAGCTGCTGCTGATGCAGCTGAGGTTTTGGCCGTGGATGCTCTAGCAGGCGCCGAGATGGCTGCTCCCCTTCTATTATTATAATTATTATTTCACTCTTAATTTATTGCCATTGCTGGGCTAGTTGTGATGTTGTGGAAGATGGGTTGCCCACCGAGACACTATCCCGACTTTATGAGTCAAAGTCTCAGTCAAAACTACGCCCTCAATGTGCATTTATTTATCAGATGGTCACCAGCTGCTACGGGTCGCAGGGGTTGGTGATGACGCGATGGCGGCCTGTGCCTGGACTAGCCAGGAGACACCTCCCAACCTCCTCGCACGTGTGAGGCGGAGGCGTGGAAGACACGTGCACACCACTTTCCATACCGTTGAACTTTCAGCCCTGGGGGTCTCCCCTCCCGTCAGGGAGGAGCAGAGGTTCGAGGCGACCGAAAGAGCTATGAATTTTCAGATGCTCGACGTTCTTCGCCACTCTGGAGATAGGTTTGTGTGGGATTTCCATGGATTGCCCTCACTTACTGAATCCTGCAAAAGACATGGCATTATCAACAAAGACTGGGGTGTGAATTTAGATGGGTACGAATTTGTTGGGGACATACAAATTCGATGGTTTCCGACTGCGGAGACGAATTCATTTATTCAAGGATTGCGGGCATGGTTTAAGTCCTTAAGTGAAACCGGGGTCATGAGTTTCACTTATGGACGCAAAGCGATGGGGAATTGCTTTGTGAAGGGAGCCACGTTTGTCTTTGAATCAATGATTTCACTCTGGAACCGGAGGCTCACTCATGCACGGCATGGAATTCAGTCGGCGTGGCATGGTTCGTTAGTAGTCTGGCATTATGTGCCGGGTGAAATCAAACTTGCCGGGCTGGCTTATGTTGTTTGGCGTTGTTGCTGCCTGCTGCGGTCTGACTGGCAGCAACAACGGACTATCTTCGACGGCCAAGACAACATCGCATTTTGCGCTGTTTGCACACCCGAACTCCTCGACGACAACGTCATGGTGTTGGGCAACGCCTACGAGAAGAAGTTTCATGTACCAGCTGCTTGCAGTCGTTGTAGTCGGATCTGGCGCTGGCGGGGATGGAAGGAAGCGCGCATCAGAATTGGTAATTCACACTACCAGTTTCTGGGTACCTACACCGCTCTCCGCATGCAACGGGAGAGAGATGTACATTGCCCGGCTGTCAACCAACTTGATATTCCAAACGAGTACAGGTTTGTGCACCGTTTGATGCAGTTGCATGGTGGCACAATCGGCGCGATGGAAAACAGGTACCGGCTGACGTGGAGTGAACACACCAACTCTTATTGCCTTTCTACCCAGTGGAAAGAAATCGCCGATGGCGACGCCACCAGGTACCGCCCGCCCCCACAGGTGGTCAACAACCCACCAGCACCGGACAACGGATCTGACACACCGTCGACTCCTGGCAATACCACCAAGACAGACAGTAAGAAGAAGTCTAGTGGGCAGCCGAAGGAGTCTGCAGAGCCAGCCACACCCGCACCTGCCCCTGCAGATGCAGTCTCTCCGGGTGTCACAACCACCAATGCCCACGGTGGGACGATGACAATTGGCGGATCCTCCGGGTCTGGCCATCCTGTACCAGTGCCTGATGCTGTACAAACTCCTCCCACCACCAACATTCAACAGATGCGTGAGCTGTGGCAGTTTGTGTATGACAATCACAGGTACTATCCTCAATCGACGCTTATGTGGTCGTCGTTTGAGAGATGCAAGGAGTTGTTGGGCCCAAAGAGTAAGCCACTGACAGGAGCAACTGCACATTTCCGTATGGGCATTTTGGGTGTCGGGTCACGCATACTTGACAGCAAGTACATGAAACCGCCTCCGGGTATGGGTTTTGCACCCATTCCATTACCTTCCGCACAAGCTGTCGGGCCGGTGACTCACCCGGCAACTGTGCACAACTCGACGGATAAGCCATCAGTTGCGGCCATTTTGGAAGGAAGGTCATCTGTTAAGAAATCAGTGTTCCAGAATGCTGACGGGGAATACCCTGACCTTGCTTTCAACAAGAGTTCAAAGGCAGCACAGCGATTGAACAAGTTCTGGAGAAAGTTCTTTCAAGTGTGCCTCACTGATAAAGCAATTGATAATGCTTACCACAAATTGTTTGCGGGAAAGACATTCAAGGAGATTGCCATGAGTAAGTTCTCGCAGGAAGAAGTGGAGGCCATTCAAGTAGAGTTGCAAACAACCTCAGCACCAGAGCGCATTGGCACGAGAAAAGCTAACGGGAAACTCGAAGCTGTTCTGAAGTCCGGTAAGCCTGGAAGAGTTGTCGTCGACAACACACTCCAGTTATTGGCGATCAACATCATTTCCACCAGCATATTTCAACACATCCTCTTCGACCATGATGACGGTATTTTCTACAGTATGTCAATCAAGCACAGGTCAAGGGAAGAAGTTTTAGATGCATTTGGTGAAATGATGAAGGACCCGTTTAATGACAAAGGCAGACGGGCGAGTGGACGTGAGCCTAAAGTGCCAGAGACCTGTACCTGGGAGATAGACCAGACAGGTATGGAGCTCCATGAAAGGTGCAACCGCCATGGTGAAGGCCTGCTGGGATACACTTATAATGCATTGATGCGCATCAACCGACGTGTCTCACACAAGGTAAATGGAGAATTCACGAACCTCCATGAAGCCAAGATTGTGTATGATGTCAAAACAGGCATGCGCATCCGCTTCCGCATTAAGTGCGCAGAGGTGCCGAAAGAGACTTGGTTCACGGCCAAGTTTGCGGATATGTACCTTGATTCCGGTTGGGCATTGACTAGTGGAGTCAATTTTGTGAACGAGTTGAGCGGGGTGTTCAGCAGCGTCACGGAGAATCCCGAGCATTTGTTTGCCTTTAACAAAGAGACCAACAAGTTCAGATTACAAGATGGTACCTTTGACTGGCAATTCTTGTCGATCCCTCTCTACCAGACCTTGGCTTCAACGCAGCCTTCATCTTTTAAAATTTATCTTAGAGGTTTATTCGAAGGAGATGATGGAGGCGGGGCAGGTTCTAGGTGTCTGGCGGACGAGCGGAACGGCGGACCGCTTGGTTTGATCATCAGGGAACAGGAAGACCTAGGCTATTCAGCCAAACTAAAGACGATTGTCGATGGGCGCTTGGAGATAATAGGCGCTCACTTCCCTGTACGTGACGGTTTTGTTTGCGATGATGTCCCTTGGATACCAGCCGTCCAGAGGTATACCTCGAAGTTGGGTTTACAAACAAATATAAACATTACTCCCTCTTCGAAGGCTGCACGATTTCTTTCATTAGCTAGTATGTTCGCTGGGAGGAATGAGCCATTGCAGCGTGGCTTTGAACTTTCAGCGATAAACATTATTGACGAAAACAAAAATAAAAAGGACTTTTGGACCACCAAGATCAAGACGGACGGGCATCATGAGATAGACCGGGCGTTTGGCAATGGACTTCACTGCACGTATACGATGGAGGACGTCAAGACTCACTACGACCGTTGTGCCAATAAGGTACATCAGACGAGCGACACACAGATCCGTATGCTTAATATGAGCATCGCCTGTGCTGTAGACGCTAACGTCGTTACGCGTGATGACTTTGCCAAGCTCGGCCTCTTCGCAGAAGAATGCCGGAAGTTTTGTGGTGATGATGAGGCAGCATATAGTTTCCTGCCTGCTAGTTTTCGTTAGTAATGCCCGTGGCCATACATACTGATATCAAGCGCAAGCCACTGATGATTGTCGGCGCTTTATAAATCAGGCATGAAATGGGTTTCGGCTAATTTGATGCAAGGGGTTCTTACCCACCCCCACTGGAATCCCCGAAAGGGGAGGGCGAAATCCAGTGGTGACTATGTCTTAG